CGCCGCGCGCCGGGGGGGGGCCCGGTGGGCGTGGGCTCGGACGACCCCCCACCCCGACGCCGCCCCTATTTCTACGGGCTCTTTTCGCCAAGAGCGATCGTCGTGGTGATTGGGCTAGGATATCTGCGCAAAGCGCGAACGAGCAATCAGCTCTCTTCGACGGTGACGATCCACACCGCGCCCGAGCCGCCGTTGCCCCCCGCGTCCGGGACGGGATTGTTGAATCCGGTGAGCCAGTAGGCCGCCGATCCCGAGCCTCCCCCGCCGGCGCCCGATCCCGTCGCGCCGTCGGACGGAGGAGCGTTGCTGCGGTTCTGCCCACCGTCGATCCCGTCCCCGCCGTTGCCGCCAGGACCCGCGGGCCCGGCCGCGCCGCCGCCTCCGCCGCCGCCTCCGCGTGCCGATCCCGAGTCCGCAGCGAAGAGCCCCGCCGAGCCGCCGTTGAAGCCGCCGAAGATGTTCCTCTGGCCGCCCGACGCCGAGGGGTGGGTCGAGCCGCCCGCGCCGAAGCCGCCGTAGCCCGGCGGGACCGGGAACTCGTAGCTGTACTGCGACGCCGCGAAGGGCGAGAAGGTCGGGTCGAACCGAGTGTTCATCGTGTCGGTCCCGAGGAGGATCCGCGACTCGTTCCGCGTCGGCGCGCCGCCCCACACATAGTGGAAGATCCCAGAGAGCGCGGTATCGGAGGAGCTCGGGTTCGACAGCGTCCCGTTCGTCCCGCGGCCTCCCTGCGCGCCCAGCCATTGCGCGAGGACCGTCGAGCCTTGCTTGATGAACGAGTCCCCTCCGTCGTTGCCTGGGACGCCGTTGATCCCCGAGCCCGCGCCGCCGATGCCCGCGATGACCGAATAGCTCGTCGAAGGAACGACAACGAGCGGGACGCTCGAGGGGAGCGCGCCACCTCCGCCGCCCGCGCCCGCGTACCAGACGTCGCCGACGCCCGTGTCCGCGATCGGGATGTTGCCGGAGCCTCCCCCCGCGCCGCCGCCGTAACCCCACGCCCACGCCGCGACGACTCGCGCGTTCGGCGTCCAGACCGTCGTGGTCGTCGCGAGGAAGGGGCCGTAGATGCGGAGCCGCGGCGTGTGGTTCGCCCAGTCGCCCTCGAGCGTCGTGATGCGCCCCTCGTGGTTCGCGAGCTCGGTGTCGATCGTGACGATGTCTCCATCGAGCGTCGTCACGTCGGTGATGAGCTGGGTCATGATCTGGGCGAACTGGTTCATCACCCAGTTGTTGCCCTGCGCCGCGACCTGCCTCTGCGGCCGCATGCCTTGCGTGATCTCGAGCGGGCTCGGCTCGACGTCGACCGGCGTGTTGTCCCACGCGTCCGTCTCGACCACGTAGTCGGCGTCGCTGGCGTATCCGAGGGCGGGGCTCGAGTAGATCGGCGGGGTGGGCATCGCTGCCGCTGAGCCTACGTCACGACCGAGCCGCCGTCATCCGCCGCGCTTGCGCCACGCGCGCCATTCGCGAAACCACTCCCACGCGGTGCCCGCCCAGAGGACGGGCCAAAGGGTCGTGCTCGCCGCCATCACCATCGCGACCGCCGCCGCGCTCTCTCGAGCGGCCTGCCTCGGGAGATCCTCCCGCATGACCACGCGAACGATCTCCCACGTCCGATAGGCTCCCCAAACGTAGACGACCGCGAGGAGCGCGACGAGCATGTCAATCCTCGGCGCCGGGCTTCACCGGGAACGCGACGCATCGACAGTTGACGGGGATCCCAGGCTCGTCTCCCTCATCGCCGCCATCGGGATCGTCATATTCGAACTCCTCGCCGTCGAGCTCCTCGTGCTCGGGGCGGACGCGCTCGTCGTTCGACGTCGTCCACACGTAGCCCTTGATGCCCGCCGCCTTGTGACGGTGCTTCGTGATCTTCGCGTGCAGCTTCGTCACCTGGTCGCGCGCGATGAGCGTGGCCCGCGACTTCGACACGCCGAGCTGACTCTCGATGTCCTTCGCGATGCTCCGAGGGTGACGCGAGCCGCCGGTCGCGAGGATCTTCTCGACCTTGCCGAGCTCCTCGTCGGCCATGTTCGTGATGAGCGCGACGTTCTCCTTTCGGAACTTGCCGATCATCGGGCCGAGCTTCTCGTCCTTCTCGAGGGAGATCCCGAGGCGCCCGAGATCGTGCTTCGACGCCTTGTCGACCTTCGCGGCCACTTTTGCCGCGGAGACGTCCACGCCCCCCTTGATCGCCGCGATGCCCGCCGCGCGCGCCTTGCCCATGAGCGGCCCCGGATCCTTCGCGTCCGTCTTCACGACGGGGCGGCCGTAGTCGGCGACACGCGGCAGGACGATGGCCCCGACCGCCTTGATGAAACGCGCGGCACAGCGGAGGTAGGCGCGGGTCAAGAAGACGATCGCGTCCATCGGCGCGTGGGACGAGTTCGCTCGACGGTAGGCGTTCGACGGCGCGCGCGTCCGCTTGGCGTCGAAGCGCCTTCGATTCGTCCACGGGCGCGCGGAGCGAAGACCTGAGGCCGCGAGGCTCATCGCTCGATGACCTTGATGACGAGATTCTTCGCGAGAACGCCCACGGTGCGGTGACCGCTCGGCGTGAAAGCGACGCCACATCCCTTGCCCGCGGCGTCGTCCACGCATGCGTGAGTGCGATGCGGGCGCGTCGCCCATTCACCCTCGTCTATGTGCTGCTTCTTGCACACGGGACAGTGGAGGACGACCGGGATGACCTCGGCTTGGCTCATTGCTCGATCTCGTCTGAGATGATCGCAACGTCGCCGACGATGCACCACGGAGATTCTTTGCCGACTAGGCGTTGATGGATCTCGCGTTGAAGTGCCGTCGCCTTTTCGTTGACCGGTTTCTTCTTCTCGAAACCGGCATCATCGACAACCATCCTGCGCTTGCTCCCATCCCGGAAACCAATTGTGTCGATCCAATCGGCATCGATGAGCTTCTTCGCGAGTTGCAACGCGCCATCGGGACTACAAGCGTGCTCTTCCTCGTCACCGTTCGCACGGATGATGATGATCTCGGCCTGGCTCATTGCTCGATGACCTCCGATCCGACCGCCGCCCGCGCCGCCGCCGAGAGCCGCGCGGCCTCGTTCACGAAGTGAGCGTGCTTCGTCCGAATCTCGACGATCACCTTCTCGAGGAGCCTGTCGGCCGCCTGCCCGAGATCCTTGCCGCACGCGTCGTAGTAGACGCTGGTGTGCCCCGCCGGGGAGTCGGCGATCGAGATGCGCCACCGATCGTCGGGTAGCGCCGTAGCCTGTCCCGCCTTCGGGGACGGTCGATCGCCAACCTGCGCGATGGGCTCGATCGTGATGTGCTGAAGCCCCTTGTCGATGAGCGCCGCGGCTCTCACGATCCGCTCGAGGACGACGTCAGTGGAGGCGCTCACCAGGCGAATGCTTTCGACATTTTTGGGATTGGGTAGGCGATGACGCCTGGCACAATCCCCGGGGAGACGGCGCGAATCACCTGCATGACAACGATCGGCCGGTCGAACTCGGCGGAGAGCTCCTCTGCCCACTTCCCGAGCGATGCGGCTTGCTCCTCGAACGTCTCCGCCATCGCAACTCGCCGAGCCAGTGCCTTATCGATCGCCGCTGCCAGTGCCTTGTCGCCCATGCCCCTGATGATGGCGCGCTCAGTCGATCGGGCCGGAGCCGCCCTTGTCGCCGAGCACGTGGCTCGTCTCCGGAACCTCGCGCGGCCGGTCGTCCTCGAAGACGGCCTGCGTATCCCCGTTGTGACCGTGGATAGCGATAGCATGGCGCATGTTGTCGAAGAGCGTCGTCGACGCGTTGGCGCCGCGCCAGCGAAGCGCCACCTTGCCGTCCGGGAACTCGACGCCGTCCGCAACGTGACCCGTACCGCTCACGCCGGTCGAGTCCTTCGAGCGCATGAGCCGGAAGACCCGCGGACCGCCCTTGTCGTCGTAGCGCACGAGGCTCCTCGGTCCCGGGGCGCCCGAGACGCCGGCGAGCTCGAGGATCTCCTCGCAGCGGTTCTCCTGCACGGCTTGATTGTTCCGCGCCTCCGCGACGCGCGAAGATCCGGCCTGAGCTGGCGCGTGTCCGACGCCGGCGTCGGCGATCTTGAACCACGCCGCCGCCGCGATCTTCGCCTTCTGGTAGGCCGCGTCCCTGGCGCTCGTCATCGCCGTCCTGCGAGCCTCGTCGCCCGGAGCGTTGGCGTAGATCCGCGACGCGTCCTCGAGCGCGAGCCACGCCGCGTCGGCCTCCATCGTCAGCACCTTCGCGGCGTCCCACGTCGGGAGCTCGGCGAGGATCTCGTCGGCGCTCGCGGCGTCGAGCTTGAACCCGAACGTCCCCTCGTCGTCCGGCGAATTCGGCGACACCTCGGGGCTCGATGCGCGCGACCATCCGGGTCCGGCGCCGATCGGCTGACGTAGCTCCTCGTCGATCGCTTTCTCCTCGGGGCTCGCTTCCTCGGGCGCGGCGGCCGCCATCTTCACCATGTCCGTCTCGAGCACCTTCTCGTAGACCTCGGTCTCGTCCTTCGAGAGCACGATGTCCGTCGAGAAGCCTCCCGGCGCGAAGCGGTGGAGCGCGACCTTCTCGGGGCTGATCGCTTGGTTCTGGATGTAGATTTGATCAGACTGCGCCGTCTGGAACATGCGCTGCGCTTGCACGAGCGGCGTCTCCGTCCAGAGCGGCGGGAACTTCACCGAGAGCTTCTCGGGCGTCTTCTTGACGAGCTCCTTGCCCGCCTTCGTCGCAAGCCAGATCGACGTGAGGCGCCGGAGCTTCGGCGCGAGCTCGATCGCTTGGAGCGACCTCACGCGGTCGTAGAACCATCGGAAGTCCGACTCGCCCGTCGCGTTCATGCCCGCCGGGCTCTGCCCCATCAGGATCGTCACCGGGATCTGGACGGCGGCCGCGAGCCGGAGCATCAGCTTGTCGAGCGTGTCGGGGATGCCGGTGAACGACGTCGACGTCCGCTCGAAGCCCTCGTCCGAATCCTTGTCGACGACGATGGCCCGCATGACCGAGCGGTAGAAGTCCGTCTGCCTCGCGCGCGCGGAGACGTACTCTTCGCTCTTGCTCGCGATCGCTTCGGCGAGGCCAGTCATCTTGAAGATGCTTTGGAAGCCGTCGGTGAGCAGCGTCTCGGCCGCGCGGTATCCCGTGTTGAACGAGCGAAGGACGTCGTAGGCGCGCTGCAAGACCGAGAGGTCCCAGCCCACGAGCTCCATGCGCTCGCGGATGCCGGTCGGCGCGCCGCGGAAGATGATGAGCCGCGACTCGTGCACCTCCATCGTGTTGTAGACGGTGCCGCCGACCGTCGTGACGAGGTACGTCCGCGGCAACCCGAGGAACGGGTGGCCGGGCTCGTCGTACCAGGACACGGGCCAGAGGAGCCGCCGGTCGACGACGTAGAGATAGTTGATGTCGTCGGCGAGGTTCTCGTTCAGCGGCATGACGGCGTCGCGCCCGTCGTCGGCGCCGACCACGACCGCGCCTCCACCGAAGCATCGCCCCCACCTCATCCCCTCGGCGAACTTGCCCCGCACGTCGAGCGCGTCGAACTTGTCGGCGACGAAGCGATCGGCGTCGGCGTCGCCCGTCTCCATCATGAAGCCCTCGCGCATCATCTCCTGCGGGATGATGTCGACCATCCGCGCCGCGATGTCGTCGGAGTGGTAGAGCGCGCTGAGCTCCTGATCGGAGAGGCGTCGGCTCGGCAGGATGAAGCCGTGCTCGCTCTTGTCGCGGCGCGTGCCGAAGCCGGTGACCTCGTTCACCCACGCGTCCATGCGCGAGGCGCCGATCACGAGGTTCGCGGCGGAGCGCTGCGCGAACTGCGCGATGGCGCGGACCATCGCGCTCTTGGGCATCGGGAGCGGCTCGGACGGGGAAGGTTCGCGGTAGCTCGAGCCGGCCGACCCGAAGAGGCCGACGATCTTGTCGCCCATGCTCATGGGGCGGAACGTAGCAGAGCCGGCCGCCCGAGCACGAGGGGGGTTCGCGCGTCGGGCGGCCGGCGACGAGGGTTATGGCGCCGCCAATCGGACTCGAACCGATTTCACGTCGTACGACGCGTCGTCCTCAGGTCGAAGCCGCCCCGCGGGAGCAGCCTCCACCCCAACCTCCTCTGCGAGGTTCACGTGGCGGCAAAGACACGCCGCGCCGATGTCGCCCCTGCGGGTGTCGCGATCTTCGAGGCGTCGCGAAGCCGTTGCAATCATCCTATAACTGACCACGAGTACCCTCCAGGTAATCGATGCGCCGGTGCGCCTGCTCTAAGTCAGCACGGAGCAGGCGAAGTTCCTCGCCCAACGCAACGACGATGTCGGCGAGATCGAGCACATCGACAACTTCGTCGGCGCGCGGCGGCCTCATCCGCTTCTCCGCCGCCGCCTTCACGATCGTCCCCCACTCCGTCTCCGCGATGCTGTTCATCGCGGTTGTTTATGGCGCGGGCTCGTCGATCGCGTGGGCCACGTCCTCCATGCTCGCCCCGTATTCGATGACGTGAACCGACGAAGCGCCGCAGAGATCGCAGCGCTTCACCTTCGTCGCGGAGGTCTTCCACCGTTGGTCGGCGCAGCATCGGCGCGCGCACGCGTCGCAGAGCGCGGTCGTCTCGCGCGGGGGATGCTCGTTCACGGCTTCGACGGTAGGCGAAAAGAACAAACGGATCGCGTCAAACATCGTGTGGGGTCATGGCGCGGCCGGCGTCGGCTTGGAGAGATTGCCCATCACCGCCGCGAATAGCGGGTTCGGCGCCGTCCTGGCGTAGTTAGCGAGCGCGAGCGCCCACGCGTGATCGCCATGCCCCTCGGACGTGTGGGGCGTCTCGTAGCGGACGTTCGCGGCGTCGGTGATGACTCGCCTGATGGAGGCGACCTCGCGGCGTAGCTGCCGCGCGACGCCGACGTGCTCGGGAGCGACCGCGAGGTTCTCGTCGTTCATCGGCAGGAGGAGCGTCTTGTTCGTGATCGCCGTGAAGAGGCCGGTTGCGAGCGCCTCCTTGCTCTTCGGCGTGAACTCCACGAGCTCGACGCGCGGCCGCTGGTTGGCGGGGACGAACTTCTGGGAATGCTTCTTCTGGAGATCCTCCGACACCATCGCGCCGAGGCCAGTCGAGTCGATGCAGAGCCGCTTCGGATGGACATCGGAGAAAAGCTCGCCAACGATCTTGTGAAGGAGCGCCGTGTCCGTCCGCTTGAAGGTCCGCACCCGCCACACCTTCGCGACGCCACGAAGACTCTGGACGATGATAAGCACCGTGCGATCGACCACCCGCCCGATGTCGAGGCCGGCGAAGTAGTCGACCATGTCGTTCTCCTCCCATGCCTCGTCGAACGTCGCCTCGTCGATGGCCTCGGTCGCGATGTACTGAAACGCGTTGTCGAGAAACGAGCACCGGAACTCCTGATCGAAGATGCGCTTATCGCCTTGCGCGATGGCCCAGCACTTCTCGATGTCGACCGGGTAGCCCTGCTCGATCGCCTTCTCGATCGGGATCTCGTGTGCGCTCCACGTCGCCTTCGGCATGTCGCCCGGCGAGTAGTCGGGGTCGGTCGCGATGCGCCACGTATTGTGAAACTCGTTGCCGACGCCGTTCGGCGTGGAGACGACGCGAAGCTTCAGGCCTTGCAGCATCGTCACCGCGCCGGCGTTCTTCCACGCGCGCGTCGCCTGCTTCATGTGCCCGAACTCGTCGAGAATGACGTTCGCCGTGAACGAGCGCCCCGCGGTCGCCGGTAGTGTCGTGATCGCGCCGCCCGAGTGAAAGACGATCTCGTCGGCGTTGCTCTTGATCGTCCGTGCCATCTTCGAGCCCGCCCACTCGAGGAAGGCGACGTGCTTCAGGCACTTCGCGAAGAGCCCTTCGTCCGCCTCGCGCTCGCCCTCGCTGAGGAGCACCGTGTGCTCGCCGAGGTAGGCCCCCCACAAGACGGCGATGCCGCCGGTCGCGAAACCGATCCCGATCTGGCGGCTCTTGTTGCAGACGGCGAAGGACGCGTCGTCGAGGAGCCACTCGCGCTGGAACCGATAGTAGCGATCGACCCAGAGCTCGAAGATGCGGAACTCCTCGGGCGGCAAGTTCGCGCGAAATTGCTCGAAGACGCGGTCGGCCCGCTCGGTCGCCGTCTCGAGCGTCATTCGGCGGCGTCGTCGACGGGCTTGTGCTCGACGCCGTTCGCCGCCTGCCCGTTCGTGTACGGCTTCGACGCGCGCCCGAAGACCTCGCGCATCTTCGCCGCTGCCTCCTGCGGCCCGATGTGGCTCGTCTCGATCGGGCCGCCGTCGCGCCCGGTGTGCTCGTGCTGATGCTTGTTCCCCGTCCCGAGCGCGAGGCTCATGTCGCGCTGAGCCTTGAGGATGATCAGCGCCGCCTTCGGGTCGCCGGGGATCTTCACCTCGCGGGCCTTGCCCGTCCTCGGATCCTTCTCGACGACGGTGCGCGTGATGGCCCGCGGCATGTACTCGCGCTTCACGCGATCGAGCTGCGCGAAGCCCTCCGTGAAGAACTCCTCCACGCGCTGCGTGTGGCTCTTCTTGTAGTCGGCGAACGCGAGGTCGTAGTAGCGGAGGACCGTGCGGTGATCGATGTCGAGCTCGCGGCCGATCATCGCGAAGGTCACGCCGTTGATCCGCATGTCGAAGACGCGCTTCGTCAGCTCGGCCTCATGCGCCTTCGTCGCCTCGCTCTTCATCTTCTCCGGCTGCACCTGCGTCCCCGTCGCTTGATGGTGCCGCCGCTTCTCCTCGCGGGTCTTCTCCGGCCTCGGAGCCCGCGGACTTCGCGCCCTCATGCTCTGACGGATAGCACGGGCCAGGGTCGTTCGCGATCGCGGTATATCCATTCGGATAGCAGTGCGTGGCTCGGTAGAGGCCGTGTCCGACGCGCTCGACGTGGCCGTTCGCTCGAAGTTTCGTGATGTGAACGCCGACGGTCCCGTAGGAGACGCGACCCTTGAGGTCGCGGACGATGTCGCGGAGGTGGAAGGGTCCGGGCGAGCGCTCGACGATGTCGAGGACGGCGGCGATCTTGCTCTCGGGGTGGGGCCGCTTGTGCGATGGCGGGTTTCGTCGAAGGGGTGGGGGCGCCGCGGGGGGCCATACCTCGATGCCCTCGGGCTTCGGGTAGCGGTAGGGCGCGGGGGGCGGGACGCGAGGGATCTCGTCGGTGAGGCGGCCGTGGCTGATGAGCAGGGTCGCGATCTGCCGATAGGCCGCGAGGCGATCCTCGTAGAAGTTCAAGATGCCGGCGAGGCGGAAGAGCTCGTCCTGTCGGGTCGGCATCGGGATCACCCGGGTCTGATCATCCGTCGTCCTCGTCTTCGTGAAGATTCTCGCGGAGTCCGTTGTCGAGAATCTCGCGAAGCACCTCGCACGCGCGACCGACATTCTTCTCCATCTTGCCGGCGCTGCCGAGCGGATCGATCTTGAGGTTGCCGAGCGCGAGCTCGAGCGACTCGACGACGGCGAGGATCCTCGTCGCGCGCGCGGTGCGGTCCTCTTGCGGCGGGGGTTGGGCGGTCGACCACGTGAAATAGAAGTCGCCCGCCTCGTAGCCGTTCCCGTTTGCTAACTCCGCGGCGAGGATCGAGAGGCACGCGGCCCCCATCCTTCGCTGAAGATCGGTCGCGTGTTCAGGCAGTCGGGGTAGTCGGGGCAGTCGGGGCCTGACGGGAGCGGGCATGCGCCTCGTTATGGCGCGTCGATCCTGCATAGGGCCCAACCAACGCCGATCCCGATGAGGCAGGCGCCGTCGTCGAGGGTGACGCCTCGGATCGCGACTTGGATCGCGTGGTGGTCGCAGAGCTCGGTGCGCGGGGCGCGCCTGCCTTCGTTCATGAGCGCGTGGCGGGCGGGCAGGCCGCAGACTGGCCACGGCGACCGCGGGCCCCTTGGGCGGCCCGTCACGGCGCGGCATCGGGGGTTCCGAGGGACGCGGGGCCTCATCGGTGCCGCCGGAGCCGGCCCGTGCTGAGGCGCTCGTAGTAGAGATCCATGGACGGCCACGCCGGCGGAGGCGTCGGAGGAAAGCGGGGCGCGTTGTCGTTCGCCGGAGCGCCGGGCCAGCCCCACGCGAAGACGCCGCGAGGCGATCGATCGGGGACGAAGACGCCCGACTCCGCCGACGAGCGGAAGACCCTCATCGCGTCGCGGCCGAGGTGGGGAAGCGGCTCGATCACGACTCCACCAGCCCGTACCCATTACGACGGTCAAGGTGGTCGATCTCGCGGAGCTCACGCGCCACCCTCAGCCCAGCAGGGCAGAGCGTACAGTACCCGCGCGGGCCCGCGTAGGGCTCGTACCCGGTGTCGTCGCACATCTGGCATGGCTCATTCGCGGGTGACGCGGGAGTAGTGCGCGGTTCGCTAGCCATCGTCGTTCAGCTCCTCGACAACCGCCTCGAGACGAATCTGGAGATCAGCGATCAACTCAGCGAGAAAATCGCGATACGTCTTCTTGGTCATATGGTCCGGCGAGGTCACGTCATCGAGCACGCGCTCGAGTGTTGCACGGGCAATCGCCTTCGCCGCCGTTCCTCTTGCCTTCTTGAGCGACCCAGTAGAAGTGCGTCCATCGGCCGTTTCACGAGCCATGTGCCTGCCTCCATTCGTGCGCCTCTCGGATCGACTCCACCCGGTAGGCCTCGAACTCCTCGTCGCTCATCGCGAAGAGGTTCACTCGCGCGGCCTCCCGCATCACCGCGCGCCGACCCATGGTGAGCGTCTGACTCCCGTGGGACAGGCGGTAGATGACGACGAGGAGGCGCCTCGCGTCCCGCTCGGTGCTCACCGCTGCACCTTCGTTTCGGTAGCGCACTCGACTACGTCGACGGCAGCCGCGTATTCGGCCTCGGGATCGAGCCCGACGCGCTTGCACATCTCATAAGCGCGCTTCGCCTCGCTGACCGCGTTCCGGTAGATGAGCCGCGCGTATTCGGGCGAGTCGACCTTCTTCGTGATCGCGACGCACTTGGCTCTCTCGTCCGCGCGCACGTTGGCGATGAGCTTGAGGACGTTGTCCCGATGCTCCGAAGCGCACGCGTCGAGGGCTTGGTCGGGAGGAAGCATATCGTCCCAAGCCTTCCGCGCGTGATGGATCGAGGTCAGCCGCTCCTGCTCGAAGAACGCGTCCGCGCGCTCGTCGTCGGTCATTCTATCGCCTCCCCATGCGTCGTGGTTATGGCGCGCGCGGCTACCCGAGCGAGGACGAGTCGGTCTTCCACTCGCCGCGCCGGATGGCGATGGCCTTCTTCCGGAGCTCGGCGGCCACGACGCCGGAGGTGGGGTCGCCCTTCTTGTAGGCCTGCTCATATCCCTCGGCGTGGCCCTCGAGCCAGATCGCGATCCGCTTGGAGGTCTCCGCCTCGTGCCTCGTCATGCGCGGATGGTTAGCACGCTCACCGCGAGCCACCCACGCGCCCGAGCGTCTCGTTGAGGTGCATCCCGAGCCCCGTCAGGAGGAGCCGCGCGCCGTCGAGCGAGCGATGCGCGAGCGACGAGGCAAGGAGAGCGCGCTCGAGGATCGGATCGCCGATCGGGAGCTCCTCCCCGACCTGCCCGATCGCCCACTCGACCCGCGTTCGCTCCTCTGTCGACGCGCGCGCGAGCTCCTTCGGCTTGACGCGCCGCGAGGAGAGAACCGTCCGGACCGCCCCATCGGCCGCCGCGTTCCTCCACTCGACGATCTTCGTCCGGACGAGGCGGCCGGGCGTGTGCGACGGCGCCCACTTCTCGAGGTCGCAGACCATCTTCGCCGTCGCCACGAGCGTCGCGTCGCCGGGCGTCTCGACGTAGCCCTGCGCCACGAGCTCCGCGAAGTCCGCCGCGCTCGAACGAACGAGCGTCGCGATGGGCTCGGCGCCGTCGAGCACGTCTCGCCGGACGGCGGCCGCGATCATGGAGCCCGAAACGCGGTCGTCCCAATCGAGATCGTGCTTCGCTAGGGTTCGGACGAGGATCGCGGCCGCGACGAGCATGGATCGATGCTTCTCGTCGACCACTTCCGAGTCCTCGAAGGGCAGCGGGGGCGCGACGACCACGTCCGCCGGCGAGAAGTAGACGGCGTGCTTCGGCGCCGGCGCGGGATCGTCGAGGACGAAAGGCTGATTCGGATCCATCGATCGGGTAATAGCGCCCCGAACCGCTCGACGCCGCTCCGAAGCCCGTTCACTCTCGGGGGATGGTCGACACGCCTCGCCAAGTCAGGCGACAACCGCAGATGACCGATCGCCCGAGGATCCTCATCGTGGAGGACGAAGCGGGCCTCCGGACCGTCCTCGATCGCGCTGGGCGGAAGCTCTTCTCGGTCGTCATCGTGGGCGACGGGAACGAGGCCGCGGACCTCCTCACCCACGAAGCCTTCGACGTCGTCTTGTCGGACGTGATGCTCCCCGGGATGAGCGGCCTCGATCTCCTCCGCATCGCCCGCGCCTACGATCTCGACGTCCCATTCATCCTCATGACGGGGCACGCCGAGGGACGAAAAGCGAAGACGGAGGCGATCGAGCTCGGCGTCCTCACCTTCATCGAGAAGCCCTTCGACATCCCGACCCTGATGAAGACCCTCGAGCGGACGGCGCGCCTCTCGAGGATCGGGCGGGTCCGTCGATGGGCCGCCGACGCTGGGATCGGCTCGCCCCTGCCGAGCGACGGCGCGGGTCTCGCGGCATGCTTCGACCGCGCTCTCTTCGAGCTATTCGTCGCCTACCAGCCGATCGCGCGGGCCATGACCGGCGAGACCGTCGGCTACGAGGCGCTGGCTCGGACCGCGGAGCCGTGCATGGCCTCACCGTTGGCGTTCGTGGAGGCCGCGGAGAAGCTCGGGAGGACGGCCGACTTCGGGCGCGCGGTGAGGGAGCTCGCGGCGCTGGGCGTCGAGGCGATCCCCGGGGATCTCTATGTGAACCTCCACCCGATGGATCTCGCCGACGACGCGCTCTTCGACCCGTCGGCGCCCCTCTCGAAGATCGCGAGCCGCGTCGTTCTCGAGGTAACCGAGCGCGCGGGCCTCCACGCCGTTCCCGACCTCGTCGAGCGGATCGCGCGGCTCCGCGGCATGGGCTTCCGCATCGCCCTCGACGACATGGGAGCGGGCTACGCCGGGCTCTCGGCGTTCGCGGCCCTCGAGCCCGACGTCGTCAAGCTCGACATGTCGCTCATTCGCGGGATCGACTCGTCGCCGGTGAAGGCGCGGATCGTCGAGGCCTTCGGCAAGCTGGCCCGCGAGCTCGGGATGCAGGTCGTCGCCGAAGGCATCGAGACCGGGAGCGAGCTCACCGCCGTCGTCGACCTCGGCGTCGACCTCGTGCAAGGCTTCCTCCTCGGGCGCCCCGATCCGAAGCCGACGCCCGCGTCGACGTGGTCGCTGCCGCCTCGGGGTGGCGCGGCGGCGTAGCTCGTAATAGGATGATTGCAACGGCTTCGCGACGCCTCGAAGATCGCGACCGACAGATTGATGTAAACTCGGCCGCATGGGCGACGACGAGCGCGGGCGCATCGGCTGGGAAGGTCCGCCGTGTTTGCTCCTCATGGGCTTCGATCCCTCACGAGTCGCCAAGCCCGCGCCGAAGAGCGGCCCTAAGCTCGCGGACATCTTCGCGCCGCGGATCGAACCGTCGCGGGTCGGCGCCTTCGAGCACGTCTGCGCGATCTGCCGCGTGAAGTTCCGGAGCGACAATCGTTGGCAGAAAACGTGCTCCTACTCGCACGGGCAAGATCTGAAGAAACGCCGACGCGAGGAGGAGATCACCGAAGTGCGTGACTCCGAGGTTCAACGAATCAACCGCGCTAGATAGCTTTGATCCCTTTGGTCCCAACGTTCACAACGTCCCCGCCCACGGATTGGTCGACTGCGCGGGCGGAGGTGCGGCGCAGCAAAGAGCGTCGCCGACGGTCGTGCAACCAGCGTGATACGAGCAGCCGGAGACAAGCCCGGTCCAACCTGTCGGTGCCACCGAGATCCCGCACGCATCGAGCGTCCATTCGTCGTCGGGCGTCTCGCATCCCGAGTAGTCGGGCGTCGGGTCCTCCGTGCAGCAGTAGGCCGTCTCGGGTAGCCCCGTCGCTGGATCGAAGCCAGTGGTGGGCGTGCACGAGACGCCATTCCGTATAGTGTAGGGGCACATCACCGTCGCCCCCCACGTCGGGAGGCCAGCCTGGATGCACGCGATGACCGTCCAATGCTGGACGGCGCACGGGTCTGGCCCGAGGTCCACGTGATAGGCCGGAGGCGGAGGATAGTCTGACGGCGCGGCGTCCGGGGTCGAGCCCGGATCGGCAGGCGGCGCGGGCGGCGCGAGGATGCCCGTGGAAGGCCGATCGGCCGCGGGGGTCCCAAAGGTCGCGAGGGTCGGCGCGGGCGCGGCAGGGGCCGGGACGCGGGCCGCCGCGAGGCCTTCCGGCGGGGAGGGCTCGGCGGCCGCCGAGCAGCCGGCGAGGGCCGCGAGGGCGAGGACCGCAGCGATGACGCGGGCGGTCACGACGCCACCTCGACGCCGACCGCGAGGGTCGAGCCGCAAAGGCAGTTACGGAGCTCGATAGCCTCCGCCGGGCCGGTCGCGTCCGCGTCGAAGGCCTGAACCCCCCGCGAGGGGAGCGACTCCCAGGCCGCCGTGTCGTGGACGAGGCCGCATCCGCAGGCCTTCGGGTTCGTGTCGATTCGCTTGCTCATGGCATCCGCCCTTTCGGGCGCCATCCGCGGCGCCCATGCTCTATCTATAACCCTAGAACGGTAGCACGTCGCGACTTTTTAGACCGACGGATCGTTTTTGGAGGGCGGTGTGGGCGGGTCGAGGCGGAAGGTGCACGCCTGTTCGTGGTAGAGCGGGAGGATGCAGAGAACGTCGGCGCCGTCGGCAAGTCGCTTGAAGACGCGCCCGCATCGCTCCTTCGCGAGTAGCGCTCTGATCTCGTTCCCAGCGGCGCGGACGAGAACGTTGTCGTAGACGTCGCGATCGAACGCATCGAGCTGCTCGAGGAGCGCCTTCGGGTAGTCGCACGCGCGGCAGCGATCGATCTTCGCCTTCTCCTCGCCATTGAAGACGCGGCACCTCGGGCAGTCCCATCCGGCGATCTCGATCATCTCGATCCGTACTTCCGATGGAGGTGGCTCATCGCGACGATCACGCGCTTCGCCTTCCGCTGGCTCGTCCCCGCGAGGTGGGCGACGAGCAGGATGATCGCCTTCCGCTTCGCCGGCGACGGCTCGTCGAGGACCGAGCGCGCGACCGAAGACATCGCGAGGAGGTGAGCGTCGAGGCTCATGCGCCGACCGCCTTTCGGTTCTCGAAGCGCGCCGCGTGCGGGTCGTAGCTCGTCATCACGAGCTCACCGACGCCCCCGCGCTTCGCGCCGTTCGAGTTGATGTTCCGCCTCACCTCGAGCCGCTCGATGTGGAATGCGCCAGCGTAAAGCTCGCGCACGCTCGGGAGGTCATGGTTCGAGAGCATCACGAGCGCGCCGCGCTTCGCCGCGCGACGAGCCGCCTCAGCGAGCCTCGTCTGATCGCCCATCCGGAAGTTCGCCTTCGCGTAGGCCGTGAAGTTCGCCGTCCCGCCCATCGGCACGTAGGGCGGGTCGCAGTAGACGAAGTCTCCGTCGGTGCACGAGTCGAGGATCTTCTCGAAGTCCGCCGGCATGTCGGCGAGGCCGATCGACGTGTATCGGTTCAACGCGCGCGAGCAGGCTCGTAGGTTCTCCTCATCGTAGAGCGCGACGTTCGTGCGCTTGCCCCATGGCGTGTTGAAGCGCCCGGCCTTATTCGTCCGATAGAGGCCGTTGAAGCACGTCTTGTTCAAGTAGATGAACCACGCGCCGACGGCCGCCGCCTTCCCCGGCGAGCCCGGAGCGATGTCGCGAAGCGGATCGAAGTCGCGGACCTTGTAGTAAGCGGCTTCGGTGAGCTTCATCCCGTCGAGCCGCCTCATGAGGTCGTCGACATCGTCGCGGACCGCGCGGAGCGTGACGACGAGCGCGGGGTGGACGTCTGAGACGAGGTAGCAGCCGCGCACCGAGCGCTCGCCGGCGGCCTCCAAGCGGCGCATCTCCCAAAAGAGCGCGCCGCCCCCGATGAACGGCTCGACGTAGTCGCCGCGGATCTCGCTCGGGATGCGCGCGAGGAGCTCGGGGAGGCTCGACGTCTTCCCGCCTGCCGCCTTGATGTATGGGCGCGGGACGCTCACCACGTCTCCGTGAGGCGCTCGCCGAGCTCCCAAACGTTCTCCGCCCCGATCGACAGATCGAAGAAGCCGACCGTCTCGCCGCGACGGAGCCGCCTCGCGACGAGCTCCGCGGGATGAAAGAGCCGGACCTTGCCGTCCTGCGACACGATGAGCGCGATCCCCGGCGGCGCCTCGGGCGACGCGATGTCGACCTTCGCTTTCACGCGTGCACCCCCATAACCGACCAATCGCTGACGAGCTTGTCGATCGCCCCGAACGGGTCGCGGATGTTGCTCACGCGGCAGCCGGCGGCGCCCGTGTGCCCTCCCCCGCCATAGTGCTTCGCGAAAGCCGCGCAGTCGAAGCGATCGCGCCCCGGGCGCCCGCGGGAGCGAAGCGAGAGCTGCGTCGAGGACGCGTCCGTCGCCGGGTCCCACGCGTGCGAGAAGCCGACGACGAGATCTACTTCATCGGCGACGATGTCCGCGAGGTCGGAGGTCTCGATCGTCGGGACGATCAGGAACGTGAAGCCGCCGCGGGCGATGATGCGGCCGCGGGCGATGTCCCCCTGAGCCTTCCGATGGGCGCGGTCGACGAGGATCTCTCCCGCGCCGAAGATCGGGGCGAGGCCGATGTCGAGCCTCCCCGCGAACGGCGTCGCCGGGATCCGTTCGAGCGGCCAGAAGCGGAGCCCCTCTGCGAGCGCGCACGCGACGTCCCAGTCTGGCGACTCGCGGACCCACGTGTCGCGGATGCCCGCGAGCCGCGCGAACTCGAAGGCGTTCCGATCCTCGGAGTCGAAGAGGTCGACGCGCGCGGCGTCGCCCGGGGCGGCCTCGGGGTGAGCCATCGGGAACCACGCGTAGCGGAACGCGAGGACGGCGCCCGAGACGCCGCGCTCTAGCGTCTCGTCCCCGAAGACGCCGCGCTCTGCCGCCGCAAAGCGGAGGACGGTGTCCTTGTCCGTCTTGTGATGGTCGAGGACGATCGCTCCCGCCGCGAGGTAGCCCTCGATGTCCTCGGCGCGCGGGCAGACGTCGCAAAAGAGCATCTTGTCCTGCGGCGGAGCGATCTTCTTCACGTCGAGGTGCGACGCGAACAGGATCTTCGCATCCGGGAAGACGTCGCGTAGGAGGACGGCGGAGGCCGTCCCGTCGGGGCAAGCCGAGTCGGGGTTGCGATGGCAGACGACGATCTTCACGTCATCGAGCCGCGAGCGTTTGATCATGGACAGGCTTATGACGCGTCGCGATCTTCGAGGCGTCGCGAAGCCGTTGCAATCATCCTATCACGACAGATTGAGGACGCGGACGCCGAGCGGCGTGAGGGTGTAGACGCCGAACCGCGACCCCGTGACTCCCCCGCGACGAAGCCAACCGCGCCTGATGCAGACCGAGATCGCGCCGTAGAAGCCGCCGTGCTGCGAGCCGCCGGCGCACCTCGCGAACGGGTCGCCGCAGGACTTCACGTCCTCGAGAACCTGCCGCTGCGCCGCCGTCAGCGGGCTCCTCGCGGGCCTCATGCTCCCGACGACGGCGCGGGGAGCTCGGGCTCGGTCGACGGCGGAGGAGGCACGTCGGACGGGTCGACGACCGGCGGGCGGTTGACGAAGGTCTCGGTCACCGTGTCGATCCCGATCCCGGCCGCGATGAGCGCCTCCTCCGAATACGCCCCCACGTCGACGAAGAACTCGGCGTCCCTCGGGTAGGAGCACTCGCGAGCGGCGTTGGCCCACCTCGCGGCATTCGGCGCGTCGCCGACCTTCATGAATGCCTCGGCGAGCTCCCTCATCGGCTCGGCGCGCTTCGGCGCGAAGTGATGGGCCGCGAGCCCGCGCGACACGATCTCGTCGTGCTCGATCGGGAGCCAGCGGGCGATCTTCGCCGCCCAGAGGTGCGCCCAGAAGGTCTCCTCGACGTTCGTGCTCTCCATCGCCGCGCGCGCGAGGAACGCGTCGTAGGCGTCGCGCTGGCGGCCCGCGTCGCGGAGAGCGTAGGCGCGGTAGAACGCGGAGCGCGGGTCGCCGTTCTCGTCCGGGATCGCGGCCTCCGCCTTCTCCGCGACGGCGCCCCAATCCTTCGCCTCGCCCGTGACCGAGTTGAAGACGAGCCCGTCCCATCGCCTCACGTGCTCGGGCGGCACGATGAGGATCTCGTGCATCCCCGCCGCCGTCCCCTTCCACTCGTAGGGGAGCCTCGCGCGCTGGAGGTGCCCCCTTCGGATCCATCGCCACCGACCGCCCGGGAAACGATGGTCGACCGGGATCGCGTAGGCATGGACGTCCGCCGGCGTGCCGGCGAGATCGGGGAGCTCACCCGTGAAGATCGCGTGAGCGTCAAGCATGAGGACCCAGTCGACGTCCGGATCCTCGCCGGCGGATCGATAGACCGCCGTGCGCGTGTCGGCGTAGCCGAGCCAGCCCTGACAGACGACCGACGTTCGGAGCGAGTTCGGCGCGCGGTCGATGAGCTCGTCCTTCCACTCGTCGGGCGTCGCCGGCGAGACCACGACGACGCAGCGATCGACGAAGTCCTTCGCCGACCGGATCGCCGTGAGAACGGTGTCGACGGGCGCGCGGGCCATGATCGCGAGGGCAACGGTCATCGTCGCGCCGCCTTCCGCGCACGCTTCGCCTCTGCCGCGTTGATGGTCTCGAGCTGCTTCTCGGGCGGTCGCTCGTTCCGCTCCGCCGTGCACCGCTCGACGCCGTCGCCGGAGATCTCGGTGAGCTTCTCGAGGACTTTCCCCATCGCCGTCCCGCGCGGGGCGGTGATTATCCTGCCGCCGGGGGAGAGCGCCTCGTCCGCGCCGAGGAGCGTCGATCCTCTGCTCGACCCGTCGCGGACCTTGAGTGGCCCGCTCATGATGTCCCGCGCGAGCGCCATCGTCTCCTCGCTCGCCGGCGTCCTCGTCTTCCTCATCGCTCTTCCCTCCGCCGTTGTGCTCTCACGAGATCCTCCGAACCACCAGCGTTGCCCACCGCTGCTCGTCGCCGTCACTCATGACGTAGCCGCCCCCCCCCCCCCCGGCGCCAGCGACCGAATCTCATAGAGATCGTCGTCGGACATAAAACCTTCGAGCGCGTCGGCGTTCACGTCAAGCCACGCGTCCAGCCCGCCTCGATACTCCACCGCTCCCCAACGGATGCAGTAGACGGGAGACGCAGGAGTAGTGCGCTGGGTCATGACGCGACCTTCGCAACGAAGCCGTCGCAGGCGCACCATCCGTCATCGTCAGCGTGATTGCAGCCGCTTGCTGGGCAGTGGTACTCGAGGTGCCCGCACGAGCCGCAGCGCCAGGATTCGACGAGGTCCTTGGCTTTGTCGCCGACCGCGAAGCGGTTCACTCCGCCGAGCCCGACGACATGCGCGCCGAGCCCGTGGCATTCGAGAACAGCGGCTGACGCGTACTCGCGATGTCGGATCCTCACGTCGCCGCCCAACTCGACGGCGCGGATGATGAGCGCCCGTTGTGCGTCGGTCAGCTTCGGTGGCGACGGACGCCCTATCTGTCGCCCGCTCATTGCTGGTTGTCGTCGAGCGCCTTGCGCCCGGCCTCCACGTCGAAAGTGTTCGCGACCTGGACATGGGCACGCGCCGGTAGGATCACGAGGTCGTCGTAGCGCCCGCGTCGGTGCTTCTCGCGATAGACCGCAAGGAACAGCTCGGCGTCCTTCTTCTCAGCGAAGACGGCGATCGCCACGAACGAGCACGCCTCGGTCGGTGCAACGCACCACGCCTCATCGATCGGATCCTCCTCGATGTCGACGACCTCGGGGAACGCAGTAGGAGTGTCCAGCTTGCTCACGACTGCACTGGTCCCTTCTCGCTCATGCGCCCATCCCTTCTCGTCCGAACACCGCAAGCACGTACGTCACGATCCACTGGGCGCCGATGCCGACGCAGTAGAAAGCGAAGTCCATGGCCGAGTCGCTCCACGAATCGCGCTCGCCGATCGTGAGCCCGGAGTCCCAGAGGAACTCCTTCAGGGCCGCGAGCACGAAGGCGACGATGCTCCACACGAGAAGCACGTGCCACGAATGGGTCGCGCGGACGAAGAGGTCGAGCGGGATGAAGGCGAGCGCGAAATGGATCGGCTGCGTCGCGACCTGATCGTCCTGCATCCACGCGTTCAGCTTGGCGACCCACGCGAGGATCGTCGTCTTGGCGCTCATGGCTTCACCCTACCACGGGAGATCATGACGCCTCTCACCGACGCGCCAGTGGACGCCCGCTGGCTCGACGTCCACGAGCAGCCGGCGCTCGGGCTCCGTGTTGTCGAAGACGTCGTTCCACTTCGCCTTCACATGCTCGATGAAAGCGCCACGCGGTGCGTAGATCGGGATGTCGCAGGCCTGAAGCCGCGCGGAGAGCATCCAGTCGCTCCCGTAGCCGCGCTCGGCGCCCGGCCTCGTGATCACGCGGAACGGGAAGCGACTCCACATGGCGAGGCTCATCCCGGTGAGACTCATCCCCGCGAAGTAGCTTCGAACGGGGTAACCCCATCGTTGTTCGGTCTCGGAGCCGTCTGCCTCGTCCTTCGTCATCCAGTCGTAGTCGCTGGCCACGCTCGTCTTTTCGAGGAAGTGGCGACGCGTGAGGTTCACGTGGGGGCGGACCGCGTCGAGGTTGCAATACGCCGTGACAACGTTCGCCTCTTGCATCGAGCCGATTCGCGTGAGCACCTTCTCGAGAGCATCCGCGGTCGGCACCGTGTCGTCGGAGAGCATGATCATATGCGTGTATGGCTCGCCGTCGAGCGGCGGTCGGTCGACCCTCACGCTCTTCTCGGAGACGCGATCGAGCTCCTCATCGGGCGATCGCGGCCACTTGTGGGTCCGCCGCTCGGCGAACCGAGTCAAGAGCGAGAATTTCTCGCCGCGCGCGACCTCGTCCTCGATGTCGGGGGTCGTGAGGGTCGCGAGCGTGACGACGGAGTCGACGATCGGCTCGAGCTCCTTCTCCGTCATGTTGCTGAGCCACACCTTGTCAATCGGCAAGGAGCGGATCGCTTCGATGCACCGCGGGTTGCGGCGCGGGTTCATCACCGCAAGGAACGGCTTCATCGCTTCGCCTCCGGTTCCGCGTCCCACTTGCCTTCCTCGTCGGCGCGCCTCTCCTCTTCCTCCGAAAGCTTGCGGACGCTGAGGTGCTCGGCTCCGAAGTCCGCATCGCCTCCGACGAGCCGCGCCATCATCCACCGCTTCGCCTTCACCGGCGAGTCGGTGGTCGTGAGCATCGCGACCTTGAAGACGTGAACGTACTGACTCATCGCGCTGCCTTCGCGCGCGCGACCTTGTCGAGGACGACGGCGGCGCCGACGTGCTTCTCGAAGTTGTCGCGGATGCCGCGGGCCAGCTCTTCGAGGTCTCGCGCGTGCGCGGTGATCTGCTGAGGGGTTGCGTCGTCGTTCACCATCCGGATCCCCCGCTTCGCCCCGAGCGCCAGCATCCGCAGCGCGTCGGTCACGATCTTCTTCTGTCGTTCGTTCATCGTCGTCCCTCCAGCCGTGCGACGGCCTCGACCGCCTCGTGTATCGCCCTCAAGCTTCGCTGACTCGGATCCTTCCGGGTCTCCTGCCCCGGGACGTATGACGCCCACACCTCGTCACGGAGGATCTTCGGGACGAGAAACCAATGCCGCGAGCACATGCAGAACTTCGGCGAGACCTCGACGCGACACCCCTCGGCGTGACAGAGGTGCTTCGCCGGCGGAGGCGCGACGCTCTTCGGCGGGACCGAGGTGCTTCGCCGGCGATCCTCCTTCACGCGTTGATTGCAGACCGTGTAGGCGACGCGCGCCCGGTCGAGGATGCGGTCGAGGATCTTCGCGACCGACCCCGTGCGGAGGATCTTCGGCGTCTTCGCCACGCCGCGAGACGTGGAGCCGTCGGGGGAGAGCTCTTGGTAGGCGACCACGCGGATCGCGTCGGCGCCGAGGTCCCGCGCGACCGTCGCGCCGTCGGTGAGGCTCGTGTAGACACAGACGACGTAGCGCGGGTCGACGTGGTGCCGCCTGCGGTAGACGACCTCCGTTCGGTGCCGCCCGCGCTCGAAGCCCTTCGCCTGAAGGAAGGCCTCGAGCTCGACGGCGGGGACGACGACGAAGCGATCGCCGGCGGGCATCAGGGGCCACCCTTCGGCGCGCGCGGCTTTCGGGCGCGGATGCCTTTCGTCGGCTCGAAGCGCTCGACGATCTCCGCCCTCGTCCCGTGGAGCTCGAGTAACTCGCCGCCGAGCGCCACGCGGGCGAGCCGGTGGGCGTCCTCGGGCTTGCCGCTGACGATCTTGGTGAGTGATTCGCGGAGGCGCTTCGCGTCGGCCTCTGCCTCAGTAGCGGCCGCGAGCGCCGCCTTCCGCGCGGCGGATGTCTGATCGTTGACGCGCGCGATCTCGTCGCGGACCCGCTGCTCCCAGAAGGTCGTGGCGCGCGCGGCGCCTTGCTTGATCCTGATGTTCTCGTCCTCGAGCACGCGAACGCACGCCGCGAGCTCCTCGTTCTTCCGGAGGGCAGCGTCGCGCTCGGCCTCCGCAGTCTTCAGCCATTCCCCGAGGAACGAACCGTCAGCCGCGACGATCGCCGGCGCGCCGTCGTCGATCTTCTTTTGAAACTCGGCGATCTTCTCCTCGAGATCGTCGCGCTCCTTCTCCATGCGCGAACGCTCTTCGTCCGCCTTGTCGCGAGCTTTCTCGGCTTCGTCCTTGTCCTCGACGGCGTCGTCACGCTCCTTCTTGATCGGGTCGACGAGCTCCCTGATGAGCTCGGGGAGCGCGCCGGCCTCGTGAATGCAGGTCGCCTCCGCCGCATCCATTCCTGCCTCGAGCGCCTCGATGAGCGCGACGACCGTGTCGCCGTCGATCTCCTGACCGATCGAGGCGCGAACGCGGAGCTCGCGAAGGCCCGAGAGGCTGAGCGACGCGGGGACGTAGCCCGAGGCCGCGGCGAACCGTCCAAGAGATGCGGCGCGCTTCACGTCGCACCCGGCACGGAGGAGAAGGATCCGTCGGCGACCACGACGATGTGATCGAGGAGCGGGAGGCCGACGATCGCGGCCGCCTTCTTGAGCTCGCGCGTGAACTCGACGTCCTGCGATGACGCCTTGACGTCTCCGCTCGGGTGATTGTGGGCGAGGTCGCGATCTTCGAGGCGTCGCGAAGCCGTTGCAATCATCCTATCACGACAGGCGACGGGCTGCGTCACGAGGACCGTGCGGAGGACGTCGACGATCCGCATCCCGCAGCCCTGCATCCCGCCCTTCGAGAGCTCGACGACGGCGGTGACGCGGTTCGCGCCGTTGACGCAGATCGCGATGCAATGCTCGACGGGGAGCTTGCCGATCCGCTCGGAGGCGATCGCGGCGAGGTCCGTCGAGAGGTGGACGGCCTCCCGCGGGAGCGAGAGGGTTCGCTCGCGGACCATGCGGAGCCCGAGCTGAGGGACCTTGTAGCGTTGCGCCTTCACGACGCCTCCGCGGCGATCGCCGCCTCCACGTCGTCCTCGAGCAAGAGAGCGATCACGACGTCGGCGTCCTGCTCGCGCGTCTTGGCGCGGTCGAGCTCGTCGAGATAGGAGTCGCGGCGGTCGCGGACGATGACGATCACGACGACACCCCGACGAGGAGCGAGGCGGCCAGCATCAGCTTCGTGAACTCGCGGAGCTCGGCGACCTGCTCCGCCGTGATGAAGGCCCCGTCGCTGGCGACGTCGATCGCCGACTCGGCGGCATCGCGAAGCGCAGCGAGAACGCCGTTGACGCCGATCTGCGAGACGAGCCGCCCCACGCGGAGGCTTCGGATTCCCATGTCCTCCGCGCCGGGGTAGTCCTCCGCCTTCGCGTCGCCGTTGATCTCGAGGCCCGCGATGATCTCGTCGCCGATCACGACGCCACCTCGATCTCGAACGAGGCGACGCGGTAGGTGAGCGAGCCGGGGACGTAGCCGCGGCCGGCATGGCGGGCGAAGTCCTTCGCGTTCTTCGCGTTGATCGTCTCGACCCAGCCCTCGGCGTCCTCGCGCGAGCAGAAGCCGATCGAGTCGGCGTGCATCGTCCCGACGAGGACGGTGCCGTGCGTGAACTCGCGCACGAAGCGGAGGAGGAAGGGATAGGGGCTCTTCTTGGTCGTGGTCATCTTGGCATCCGCCCTTTCGGGTCGCCGTATCGCGGCGTCCCATGATCTAGTTATATCCCATGAACGGCCTCGCGCCAGTTCTTTTTTAGGTGGGCCGGTCGATTTCTCCGGAAGGCCTTGTTTCAGCGGTCCTTCGCGAACTTCCCGTAGACCCTACGGCCTACCGGTTCTCTCTCTCTCTCTCTTGCGCCGCATAGACCGATCGGCGAGCCCCGAGTAGACGCCCCCGCGGGTGATGCGCGCCTTTGCGATCTCGATGTACTCCGCCTCGCGCTCGATCCCGACGACCTCGTCCCAGCCCGCTTGCAGGCACCCGATCATCTCCGAGCCCGACCCCGAGAACGGGACGAGGATCCGGCGCGGCGTTCCTCGCTTCGGCGGGAGGATGAGCCTCGCGAGGTAGCGGATCAAGTCAATGGGTTTTAGCGTCGGATGGATATTGGTTCGCGG